TAGCTGAATCAATAGCTATAGGCCTAGAAAAGGCAATAATTGAAGGTAACGGAGTAGATTGCCCAGTTGGTATGCTAAAGGATATCACGCAGGCGAAGGCACCTACTACTGGTTACCCTGATAAGGCAGCAGTCGCACTTAACGACCTAAAGCCAGCTACACTTGGTAAAAATGTAATGAAACCACTTGTTGACAAGAAGGTAAAGACTGTTAACAATGTATTGTTGATTTGCAATCCTGGTGATTATTGGGAAAAAATATTCCCACAGACTACAGTGCTAAGTGCTGCAGGTCAGTATGTGTTCAATGTACTACCAATAAATGCAGAAGTATGCCAGTCAGCATTTGTTCCTGAAGGCAAGCTTATAGCGTGTATTCCTGATGATTACTTCCTTGGCATAGGATTTAATGGTCCTGTAGTATATTCAGATGAATATCAGTTCTTGGAGGATGAAAGAGTATACGCACAGAAGCTATTAGGACATGGTCAACCAATTGAACCTAAGTCATTCTTAGTATTCAATATTGCTGCAATGGCTATTCCAAGCATATAAGATTTTATAAGTATGATGGCCGGTGTTAATCACTGGCCTTTATAAGTAAAGGGGGACAGATTATGGCATCAAAAAAGGTTAAGGCACCAGAAGAGGTTAAGGCAAGAGTCTTATTTGATTTTGAGGACTTACAAGATAATGTAATAAGATATAGTGGAGATATATTTTCAGTAACAAGGACTAGGTTTGATGAAATAAACAAAAAGACCAAGGAAATGTTTAACACAGACTATGTGGAAGAAGTGCTTGAAGAGAAGTAGGTGATAGCATGACGCTGCTAGAAGAAGTGAAAGCAAGGCTTGATGTCACATGGGAATATGACGATCCTAAAATTAATACAATGATTTTGGAAGGTCAAGACTTCATTAAATCAAGGGTTGGCAAGACTAACTTTGATACTGAGATATCAGCAAGAAAGCTATTAAAAGAATATTGCTTCTATGCCTGGAACGGGGCAAGCTACTCATTTGAGGACGACTTTAAGAGTGATATTTTAAATCTGCAGATTAAGCACAGTTTGGGGGACTAGCAAGATGAAACCTAACAAGAAAACATCTGAAGAATTAAATAGTGGACTACTTGAATATGGAGTTAAGAAAACAGTCAGAGATGAGAAGAAAGCAGTCATAGGCAATAGATTTGTAAGATTAGGTTTTTTGAAATATAAAACTAAATATTTCAAGTATGAAGATTTTACAAATTACTTTGGACTTGAAACAAGGGTAGACCTTAAAATCAAAGTCTACAAGGTCAAGGACTTAGAAATGACCCAGCTGATAAGAATTGACAATGCCTACTTCGATATCGTTAAAATGGATGACGATCTAACAGGTCGATTTACATATTTATATTTACAGAAAAGGGGTGGTCTAGATGATTAAAAATCTACAGGGGCTACTTGACCAATTAGAGGCAATAGCACCAGTATTTGCCACCGACATAAGAAAAGACGAGGTCAAGGAGAATAAATCGTTCTTTATTTATGATGATGATGGCGATATTAAAAAGCCTGACACGTCAACAAATCAATATCAGCAAGAATTTTATTTGTATTTTGTGACTAGGGAAAAAATGGACCTGGATAAATTCAAAATAATAGAAATGTGTGACGATCACAGACTATTATTTAATTCTTGCGAAACACAGGTTGGGAAGATAGAAGGCTTAGATGTAGAGGCTAGCATGACTACTTTTACATTTATTCACATTCACAGGATGTGCAGAGGGTAGCCTATGAGCAGGATATCCTTCATATTAAAGCCTGAACAAAGTGAGAAGATAGCCGAGGGCCTAAAAAAGACAAGTTCAACTCTTGAAAGCAAGCTAAATGAATATTTGCACACAAAAGGCGGCCAACATGCCATTCAGGGAATAATAGGATTTATGCCTAAGTCTGATAGGAAAAAGGCGCACGCTAAAGATAGAAGTTCTCTAAAGAGTAGGAATTTTAATTTAGGATTTGAAATATCACCTAAAGGCCCTTACAAATATCTAGTATTCCCTGACCAAGGAATAGGGAAAAATAACCCAGTCGCCCAGGAGTTCTTTCAAAAAGGATTGGGAAGCAAAGAGGATAAGATATTTGATGATGTAATTAAAATCATTGATGAAAATATTAGTATTTAGAATAGGAGAAGATAAGATGGGAGCAACGCAGAGAGATAGCCAGTTTTCATATTTTAAAGTTACAAATGCCCACATATTGTTTGAGGGTGAAGCTGCATCAAAGAAGTTAGGCTGCACTGGTGAGTTAGAAGTCGAATCCGAAATCAAAACAATTGTTAAGAAGTGCGAGGGAGTCGACAAGGAAAAGAGGGCCAAGGTGGTTGGTCAGAAGCTAAAGTTTGTAGGTCATATTGAAAGAGATGTCCTAAATAAAATATTTGGTATAGATACAACAGGATTTAAGCCTGGTGTATATACATATGGTGATAGCTCACTTGGTAAAGTAGGGTGTTTGACATTTTCAGCATACGACCTAATGGAAACAGATGAAGAGCTTCTTGCTTGGCCAAAGGCTGCAGTTACATCAGGACTAACACTGTCTATCAAGAATGGTGAGGAAGAAGTGGCAGAGATAGAACTTGAATTCTCAATAACTGCTGATGAAATGGGCAAGTTTATGTACAGAGGCTTCAAATCTGAACTGGGCCAGTTGGCTGATACATGGCATTCAAAGTTTGATGCAAGCAAGCTAAAGGCATAAATGAATTAAAATATTTAAAAAAGGGGGTCAATATGGCACTTACATCAATAAAATTAATAGATGGTGGCGAATTTAAAATAAATACACACATAACACTTGGAGCATTAAGGAACGCACAGATAAAGGGTCTACTTAACAAGGACTTTATATCAGGGATAATCAAGACAAGCATGGGAAATGAAATAGAATTTGATTCATTGCCAATGGATGATATCCTTCTTATGGATCTTGCTTATATTTGCTACACGATGGAAAATAAAAACCCACTAAGCATTGATGAATTCCTAGAAGTGGCAGACCTTAATTTCCAGGACTTAACTGAGATATACACAGAAGTGTTGACAAATTTAATAACAAAACCAGGGAAGATGCCTGGTGATTTTAAAAAGGCCACACCAAAGCAGGCTTCAAATGGCAAGAAAAAAAAACACCGACGCTAGATCCTAGCAATGTTGAGGAGTTCTTCTCATTATTTGCCTTTTATTTTGGCTTAGGTCAGGATATATGGGAAATCCCTATATCCATGTTAATGTCTATAGCGGTGAATAAAATTGCCATAGACAATTACTTAAACAGTAGCATAGATTAGCCCCATATTTTTGGGGCTTTTTTTATTGAAAAAATTTTAAAGAAAGGGGGAATAACATGGCTAAAAAAACAAGCAGAGAGGTCAATATAGAATATAAGTTGATTAATAGTCAGTTCAACGCTTCTATTAAGGGTATTCAAAGTGAAATCACAAGCCTTACAAAGTCATTTAAGCTACAGTCAGAGCAGATGAAATTGACAGGGTCAGAGTCTGAAAAGCTAGGAGTCACTCTAGATCACCTAAAGCAGAAGCAGGCCTTACAGAGGGAAAAGACTGAGGAAATCAAGAAGGCCCTAGAAAATGCCAAGAAGATCATGGGCGAGAATTCCACAGAGGCTAAGAAGTGGGCCAGTCAGCTTATGGACTCACAAAAGGCAGAGGCGACCCTTGGAAATCAGATAAGCATAACTAATCAAAAATTAGCAGAGGCACAAAAGGCCGAAAGTGCAGCCGCTAAAGCAAGTCAAGAACGAAAAGAAAGGCTAAAAGAACTTGCATCTGAGCAGGACAAGGTCACATCTAAGATGGATGCCTTAACCGCTAAATATAATGCACAGGTCAAGGCACTAGGTAACAATGCAAGTGAATCTGATAAGCTTAAAGTAAGGCAGACCTATTTAAAAGAGGCTATGGCCACTACAAAGCAAGAGGTCAAGGGTCTTGAAGAAAGTCTAAAAGTAGCCAAGCAAGAATTTGGGGCAAACTCCGTTGAAGTAAATAAGCTTGAAAAAGAACTAGCAGAAGCTACTGCCAAGGCCAAGGAGTTTGAGAATGAATACTCAAATGTCGGAAGCACAGCCAAGAGGGTGTCGGACAAGCTATCAAACACAGGCAAGACTATTTCAAATATAGGTGATTCATATTCTAAAAGGGTATCATTGCCACTATTGGACAAAAATGGCAAGCTAGTCATTTCCTATAAAGATCTTGAAAATGGAATCATTGAAATGTCTAAGACCATGCCGACATCTGCAGTTGAAATAGCGGGAGTAGTAGAGGCGGCAGGTCAGTTAGGTGTTAAGGCTAATGATGTCTTATCATTTTCAAAGACGATGGTGCAAATGGGTGAAGCTACAAACCTAAGTGCAACAGACGCAGCTACATCAATAGCAAGATTTACAAATATCATGGGTGGGTCACTTGGTCAGGTAGATAGACTTGGGTCATCTATAGTATACCTAGGCAATAACTACGCAACTACTGAATCCGAGATTACTGCAATGGCTATGAGGCTAGCAGGTTCAGGACATCAGATAGGATTGACTCAACAGAATGTACTTGCCTTAGCTACTGCAATGAGTTCATTGGGAATTGAAGCTGATGCAGGTGGGTCCTCAATGTCTAAGGTTATGACCAAAATGCAAAATGCAGTAATGGGACCACAAGAAGCCTTTAAAGCATTTCAAAATGAATTAAGTAGAGTTGGTGTAACATATCAAGATGTAAGAGCAGCTATTGAAAAGGGCGGCGAAACGCTAGAGGAGATGGCCAATAAAACAGGCTACACTAAAAGTGCATTGAAAGACATGGTCAAAGAATTTGATGAAGGACAATCTAAAATTGATTTATTCGCAAAAGTAGCAGGAATGTCATCCGAGCAGTTCGCTAAGACATTTAAGGAAAAGCCAATCGAAGCAATCAATGCATTTGTAAAAGGCTTGGGAGAAATGAGCAAGCGAGGGGAAAATGTAAATACTGTACTAGGCGACCTAGGTATTACTGAGCTTAGAGAAACAGACACCTTAAAGAGGCTATCAAGTGGACAAGATATCCTATCAAATGCTATCAATGATGCAAATAAGGCTTGGGACGAAAATAATGCCTTGACGAATGAAGCACAGAAAAGAAATGATACCTTCGCGGGTAAGATGGGCATGCTGAAGAATGAAATAATAGCATTTATGAATGATGCGGGAAAGCCAATAGCTGATGCACTAAAGACCATGTTTGAACACTTAAAGCCAGTTTTAGAAGCAATAGGAAGACTAGCCAAGAAGTTCAACGAGGCTAGCCCTGAAACACAGAAGATGGTAATGGCAATAGGTTTAGTAGTAATAGCAATTGGTCCAGTCTTATCCATTGTTGGCCGACTACTATCAGTATTTGGGACCCTGTCAGGAGCCTGGGCAACTGCATTTGCAGGAGCAGAAGCAGCGACACCTGCAGTTAAGGGTCTATCTATGGTCTTAAAAGGTATAAGCAAGATTGCAGGTCCTATTCTTACAGTATTTAAAAGTTTGTTCTCAGGTCTTTCAGGAGTATTCGCAAGATTACTTCCAATGGTAGCTGGAGCATTCCAGGCAATATGTGCTTTTATAATTGCCAATCCAATAGCCCTTGCAGTTGCTGCTGCAGTTGCTGCCCTAATATTCATTTGGGTAAAGTGGGGAGATGATATTAAAGCCTTCTTTAAGAAACACTGGGAAGAAACTAAGCAGATATTTCTTGAAGGTTGGAATGCTGTCACTGAAGGTATAACAAACGCTTGGAACAGCTTTATTGAAGGCGCTAAGACGCTTTGGGAAAACTTTAAGTTAGTATTCAAGTTCCTATGGGACCATATCAAGGAAATATTCATGATAAGTTGGGAAGCTATCACATCACCAATAACACTTGCCATGAAATTATTTATAGGTGTAATTAAGACCATATGGGAGCCTATGACGCAATTCTTTTCACAGACTTGGGGCAAAATAAAAGACAGTGCGACAAATACTTGGAATTCTACTACAAACTACTTACAAACTACATGGACCAATTTGAAGACTAAGGCTTCTGAAACATTTACAAATATGAAGACCTTCTTGGGTGTTACATGGGATTTTATCAAAAATACAACAAGTAGCACTTGGAGTGATATCAAGACCAACTTGGGACAGCACTGGGACAATATCAGAAGCAATGCATCTAGTAAATTTGAATCTATCAGGCAGACCATTTCAACTGCATGGGGGAACATTAAGACTATTTCAGGTGCGGTTTGGGATGTAATCAAACAGTCTATCAGTGGCAAGATGGATGGCATCAAGAACCACATAAGAGGAGCCATAGATTCAATAACAGGCTTTTTTAGAAATTGCAGGCTTGAATTACCTCACATAAGGCTACCTCACTTTAATATTAGTGGTAGCTTCTCACTTAACCCGCCAAGTATACCTCATATATCGGTTGATTGGTATAAAACGGGTGGTATAGCCACAGGCCCAAGCATAGTTGGTATAGGTGAAGCAGGAAAAGAGGCCGTTGTTCCACTTGAAGGCAGATATATGATGCCATTTGCACAGGCTATTGTAGATAGGATGAAATTTGATAGTGGTAACAATGGAACAATAAATGTAATTTTAAATCAGGACATCAAAGAAACTGCAGACTTTAGGCAGGGTATGGATATCATTGACCATGAACTAAAGAGGCGAGGATATAAGTTAAGCTATGGAAGGGGGGCAATCTAAAATGCAGAAGTTAATAGTTGAAGTAAATGAGAAAATGATAGACCTATCTAAGCTAGGATTTTGCATAAAGGAAAGGCCCTCAATTCCAACATCTGAAAGGGTGATAGAAACAATAGATATCCCAGGACGTGATGGGGATTTACATGTTGAAAAGGGATATAAGGATATTGATATCACAGTTGAACTTAACTTCATGGACGACCATCTAAAGGATAGAATAAGGGGGGTCAAGGAAATATTGCTTGACTGTGACAAGATTATATTTTCAGACGATCAGGAGTTCTGCTACATGGTAAATTTTACCAAGATAGGAGATATCGAGAATGAGGTAGATTTTTACGGATCCTTTGAAGTTACATTTAACTGTAAGCCTTTTAGCTATAAGCTATCCACTTTTAAATTTGTATCAGCAATTGATTCATTTAGGGTAGATGGGTATAAGTCAGCCCCACTATTTAAAATCACAAATGCACAGGGGGATTGTTATTTTATATTAGATAATGACAACAGTAAGAAAATTGGAGTAAACATAAGGGCATCTGTGGTTTATATCGACTGTGAAAATATGACCTGTAGAAGTGATGATGGCATTAATCTGCTTGAATATATGATAGGAGACTTCATTGAACTTGATGGGGGCATTCACAGAGTCACTGCATATGGTGGAATGTCTAAGGTTGAAGTCATGACGAGAGAGGGGTGGAGATAGTGATAAGAGTTTACAGGTCAAATGAAATTAATTTCAAAAGAAATGGAGTTCAGGTCCTTGATAGGCTAATATCTAACCCGGTAGTATCTGAGGAAATCAATGGCATATATCAGCTTGAATTTTCTATTCCAATTAAGGATTCAGATTATATCGAGATGGAAAATATTGTTGTGGCACCCACTCCAACAAATGACGACCAGGCATTCAGGATATCGCATATAAGAAAAAGCAATGGAATGTACCACGTTACATGCTATCATATATTCTATGACCTTAATCATAATTTGATAGAGGATATAAATATCGTAAATTTAGGGGCGAGTGCAGCCCTTGAAAAAATAGACAGGGGATGTGTTAATACGCATCCTTTTAAAATCTATACAGATATTTCAAATAAGGTAGCCAGTAGTCGAATAGTTAGATATAACCCAGTCAGAGCAATGCTAGGAAGTGATGATAATTCATTCATTAATAGG